ACAAGAAATAATTATAGATATGATATTGCCGGATTTACTTTCACAAAAGAACATCCATATGTAGCTATGGAAGAATCTAAAGCACAACAAATCTTTGATAGAGAGGCGGGGTTTAGAGTAGCAACACCTAGAGAAGTTCAGGAGTTCTACAGTTAATAAATGGCAGAAATATATAAGGATCAAACCGCACCGATAAAAACCAAAATTTTTTGGGCAGGTGAAATTACAGATGTAGATAATGACTACATCACAGCAGTAATTTATGATATAACCGAGGACAACACCCTTAATCCAACGGTTGATCCTAACACGCCACTTTTAGAACTAGAAGCAACTAAACTAGAAACAGACGCTGGAACTTATCAAATTATAATTCCATTTGAACATTGCAGAAGAAATAGAAAATTCAAAATTGTTTGGAATTATGAAATTGATGGAGTAGAGGCTTCTCATATTTACTACACAGATGTTGTTACACCATACGCAAACCTCTCTGATGTCTGGGAAGATTTAAATCTTGGAACAGATCCATCAGACCCAAATTATAAAACATATCATGAAATTCAGATGGCAGAAAAGTATGCCAGAAAATTAATTGAAATTTACACAGCACAATTTTTTTATCTTTATGACGATACTCAAATTGTTTATGGATATGACTCAGATATTCTACCAGTACCTTTCAGAGTTTATCAAATCCACGAATTATATGAAAATGATTATTTACTTGTAGATAAAATTAATGGAATAAATAATTGGCTTTATGATCCTATTATTTCTGAATCTGGATTTGGAATTAGAGTAAATAAACAAAATTTAGTTGACAATACCATATATACTTCAAATGGATATGTTCCACCTAGTATTAATGATGGGGGGTATGGTTGGGCATTTAAGAAAGATTTCCGATATTCAGTTCAAGGTAGATTTGGCTGGTCTTCCGTTCCAGATAACGTAGAAGAAGCTTGCATAATTTTAATACAACAATTTTTTGATAAAGATAAGGAATGGAGAAATAGATATGTTAAATCTATTAGTTCATTTGATATGCGATTTGAGTTTATGGAAGACGCTCATCGTGGAACCGGAAATCTTTACGCAGATCAACTTCTGCAACCTTATGTAATTTCAGGAATGGTGGCTCTTTAATGGATATAGTAGCTGCCTCCCTACAAATGTATGTAGACATATATACCCAATCAGATACACAAGACAAAGATACTGGCATTATAAAAAAAGAATGGCTATTTATAAAAACTGTTCCGTGTAGTGCCAAAGGAGTAATATCAAACTCTATATCCACCCGATCTTCAGACAGACAAGTTATTGATACAAGATATCAAAATGAGCAATTTATTCAAGTTAGAACTTCTGAAAAACTTAATATGAGAAATAAGTTAACAAATATTCGTACCAAAAGGGGTGCGGTTATTTGGTCAGAAATAAACTATCCAACAGAAACACCCACTGTTTTTGAAATTGTTGGCATTACGCCAATAACGGATCCATTTGGTGAAATTCTTGCCTATAATACAATGGCTAAAAGATCGGAGAATCAGGTAATTGACAACTAGTTCCTCATTGCTTAGTGTTGCCAGCAGATTCGAAAAATTGATGCATGAGAATCAGAGCGGTAAAGTAATCAAAGATTCTACTGTTGCACAAATTTCTGCTGCCGTTTTTTACCAAGCCCATGTTATGGCCAAATTAATGGATAGTAAAAGGCTATCTCAAGAATTTGCTAAAACAATGTTTAATCAAATAAATAAAGATTTTGGTAATTATGTGGATGCACAGGCTAGAGTAAAGAGCAAAGAATTACACCATGTTTATGAATGGAAAAAGGTTGGTAAGAAGGATTATCGTCTTTTTAAGTTAAATAAATTTACCCCATCTTTTACGGCTGTTCCATCGGAAACATCACGCAGAGCTCATGTATTTTCTATGAAGGCATCTGTCATGGAAGCAGGAAAGCCCCTAATAATTGCTCCACGCCATTCTGAGCGACTTGTGTTCAAAGGTAGTACTGGGATAGTCTTTTTGCCTAAAGGTCAGTCTGTGACCGTTTCTAAGCCCGGAGGGGCCTATGTAAAAGATTCCTTTAGAAAAGTATATATAATGTACTTCAAAGGTAATCTATTGTTTGAATCAGTCAAGAAATCAGAGTTTAAAAAAGTATTAAAAAATAGATTAACAAAGTCATTAAGACTTCCTTCTGAGGTAAAAAGAATATCATATTCCTTTTCACCAGCATCCCTTGCAGCTAAGGCTAGTTTGGCGGTGGAGATATAATGGCAAATTACAATTTAGACGCAATGCTTGAATTAAGAAAATTCATTTGGGATGACTTAGTTAATTTAGAGATATTTGATGAAAATGAATATTATATTGATACTATGGGAATGTCAATTATTCCTATTGTCCCCACTCAGCAAATAGCGGAAATAGATCAATTCCTTTCTGGCAAGAAACATATTGTTTATGACAAAATAGCCACCTCATATCAAGACAATTGGGCAATATGTTCCGAGCAAATCCTATTTACCATATATTCAGTAGAATATAGCGATATTATTCAGATTAGAAACTATATGACAGATATGTTCAGAAGAATGGACGATTCTGCATCTGATGTAAACCGATGGTCCGGACTTTCGGATAAATTCAAGTTCCATTCTATCTATATCTCAGATATATCCCCAACGGCTCCCTCGCAGGAAATAAAAGGATTTTTGTCGGCAGACGTTATCTTGGAAGTCATGTATTCCCGTATAACAAACCATCTGGGCCGATTTTTATAGTTTGCTTTATGTCTTAAAAAGCTATAAAATTGTACTCAGAGGAAAGAGGCCTAGCCAGCCATTTATATCATTTTATTAAGTAGGAGGAAAAACTTATGGCATATCAGCAAGTAGGTGACGCTAGAAATATTCTCGTTGGCGCATCCCCGCTTTTCTTGTCAGTAGAAGATTCTACGGTTTCTGGTTACGATACAAGCATGGAGGCTGGCGCATCAAATGCATTCGTTGCAAACAAGAACCGCTATGTTCCAGCTTTTGTTGAAGAAGAATCGTATACAAAAACATTGAATAGCATTCTGACAACAACTGGTGCAACACAGACTGGCTCACCGAGCGAGTCTTCACCAGAGATTGGTGGAGCATACCGCAACGTCGGCTATACCAACAATGGTCTTCAAATTAGCTACAACCCAACTTATGATTCAGTTACTGTAGATCAGTTACTTGACACAGCAAAGCTGTTCAAGTCTGCTATGGAAGTAACAATTGCAACTGAAATGTCCGAAGGTACACTCGAGAATGTTCTCGTTGTATTCGGACAAGGAAGAAGCACATTGGAATCCGCTGGTTCTGGAACAACCGCAACAGATACACTCGGACTTGAGGCTGGCGCTCTCGGCGCAGCTCCAACTGAGCGTCAACTCATTGCAGTTGGTCAAGCACCAACATCGGAAGCATCTGCAACAGAGCGTGTTTACTATGCTCGCAGAGTTCTTTCTGTTCAACAGTCACAATTCTCGTTGGCACGTACAACCCCAACAACATTCCCAGTTACATTCCGTCTTCTCCCATCGGGAAATTCGGCACACGCTGGTTCGGAATACGGCAAGATTATTGACCGTGTTCTCGCTGTCTAATAATTAATTTAATTATTGCATAGGGCCCCCTCAAATAGGGGGCCTTATGTTTGTGTACTTAGAACCATTATGTTATAATGATTTAGATATCCAGAGGAGGATTAATTGGCTACTACAGTATATGATGTAGAAGAAATTCAATTACAAAACGGTGCTAAGGTCACCTTAAAGCCACTTACAATTAAGTTGCTTAGACAATTTATGACTGTTATTAATAAAACTGGCGAAACAACAAATGAGGATGAAACTCTTTCTCTTCTAATTGAAGCCTGTGGAGTTGCTCTTTCAAAACAACTTCCTGAATTAGTTGCAGATCGTGATGCATTAGAAGATGCCCTTGACATCCCAACAATTAATAGAATTTTAGAGGTATGCGGTGGTCTTAAGATGGACGACCCAAACCTACTAGCGGCAGCAGTTCTAGCTGGTCAGAACTAGACTTAGCCGCTTTAGAAGGAGAGATATTTCTTTTAGGTCATTGGAAAAATTACGAAGAACTAGAAGATAATCTTTCAATGCCAGAGATGTTACAAACACTTAAGGCAGTACAAAAAACTGAAGATGAAAAACGGAGATTCTTAGCTAGTCTTCAAGGTATTAATCTTGATGAAGAAACTTCAAGCGAAAGTGTAACTTTCGATGATGTAAAGAGGAGAGCTCTTGGAATATCTGCCAGCAAAGACGACGTTGTATCATTACAAGGAGAATTTGCTAAAGAAGCAGGGTTTGGAATAGGCCTTGGTTTAGGATACAGCCGAGAGTAAAATAGGGTATATGGCTGACGAACAAATTGTAACTAATATAATTGCCAAATCTGATTTCTCGGGTCTAATTAGAGACCTGAATCAGGTTCAGTCAGCCCTTACCCAACTCCAGCAAACAACAGCAAATACCAATAAAACATTAGCCAATCAAATTAGGGTAATGAATCGCCAGTTTGGTGAAACATTACGCAGTACGGGCCAGTTCTCAACACAATTTGTTTCAATCGGATCAGATGTAGAAAAATTCGGTAAAAGTTTAGATTCGGGTAAATTAAAGTTAAACGAGTTTTATCGAACATGGCAAACGCATGCAAAAACATCTGGTGGTCTTGTAAGAGATTTAGCAAAACAACAAGTACAGCTTCAAAATGCAATACTACAACCTGTAGGCAAAAATGCACAGGGTATGATGCAGTTTGCTGTGCATGTACCAAAAGGTTTAGATGTAATTAAAAACAAAACTGCAATAGCACGACAAGAAATGGCAATTATGAATCGTGTTATGCAGCAAGGTGCTAATCAATTAATTAACTGGGGCAAGAATACACAATGGGCAGGTCGTCAGCTTACTGTTGGTATGACTGTTCCATTAATGGCATTTGGTAAAGCAGCAACAGATGCCTTTAGACAAGCAGATGCCGAACTCGTAAGACTTACAAAAGTTTATGGCGGACTTGCTCCAGTATCACAAAAAGAATTAAATGCGGTCAGAAGAGATGTTGCACGAACCGCAAATGAAATAGCAAAAGCATACGGAACTAGTTATACTGAAACAATTGCATTAGCAGCAGACATAGCCGCTACGGGTAAACAAGGTAATGACCTCCTTTCCTCAACAAGAGAAACATCACGGCTTGCAGTACTTGGTGAGGTTGATAAACAAACTGCAATGAAGGCAACACTTGCTATACAAAATACTTTTAAGCAAAACACAGATCAATTATCACAATCAATTGATTTCTTGAACGCAGTTGAAAACCAAACATCTACAAGTCTTGCAGATTTAATTGAAGCGATTCCTAAAGCTGGTCCAGTTATACAGGCAATGGGTGGAAGTGTTAAGGATCTAGCACTCTATCTAACAGCAATGAAAGAGGGAGGAATTAATGCCAGCGAAGGTGCAAACGCATTAAAGTCCGCCCTAGCAGCATTAGTAAATCCAACACAAAAGTCTCTCAATGTATTTAGATCATACGGAATTGATTTAGGTGGCATTGTAACAAAGAATGCCGGAAACCTAACAAAGACTATACTTGAGCTTCAAAGTGCATTAGATAACCTCAATCCGCTTGAAAGACAAAGAGCAATTGAACAGTTATTTGGTAAATTCCAATTTGCAAGACTCAATGCTTTATTTGCAAATTTAGGAAAACAAGGTTCACAAACACTACAAGTATTAGATTTAATGAAGGCATCTGCACAAGATCTTGCAAACGTGGCTGGTCGAGAATTAACGCAGATGACAGAATCTGCCTCCGGAAGATATAAGAGAGCAATAGAAGGGCTTAAAGCAGATCTTGCTGGAACTGGAGAACAGTTCTTAAACTTTGGAACAAGAATCATAAACTTTATAGATAAAATAATTAATTTTGTAAATAATATTCCAAAGC